GCGGTTGCAAAAGCAAACGCAGATGTGGCAGTCACGGGTAGCCAAATCGGCACAATGGCCACTGGAACGGTGACTATCACAGCAGATTGTGTGGTAATACCTACAGGTAGCTCAATTACAGTACAGACAACAAGTGCTGGTGTAATTACCTGGAATGAGATAAACTTGAATGCAAGTCAAACATGGACAGAGGTAGCAGCATAGGATATAAGTAATTATGGCATCATCTTTTTCTACATCGTTAAAACTCGAAAAAATGACAACCGGCGAAAAGGCTGGTTTATGGGGCACAACTACAAATACCAACCTCGACATGGTCGAACAAGCTGTTGGTGGTTATGTTGAGCTTAGTTTAGCATCAGGCAATCAAACGCCAGCGATTAGTGATGGTGCCGTCTCTGATGGACGTAACAAAGTTATAAAGCTTACAGGATCAATGACTGCTAATAGACAACTAATATTTCCTGATTCTTGTGAAAAGACATATCTTGTAATTGATGGCACCACAAGAACATCAAATCATTATACAATAACAATTAAAACAAGTTCAGGCACAGGTGTTACTATGCCGGTTGGATCTACAATGCTTGTAATTGTAGATGGCACAAACGTTATAACAGGTATTACACAGAAAGGTTATGTAACTACAACAAACGCATACACAGCTGTAAACGGTGATCAAGTTATCGTGGATACAAGTGCAGCCGCAGTAACAGTTACACTGCCTGCTAGTCCTAGTGTTGGTAATGAGGTTCACTTTTTAGATGGTAAACTTAGTTTTAATTCCAACAATTTAACTATTGGCAGAAACAGTCAACCTATACAAGGTGTAGCTAGTGATTTAGTAGTAAACACAAACGGACAAAGCTTTACACTTGTATATGCAAATTCAACAAAAGGTTGGGTAAAGAAGCACTTCGCTGGAACGTAAGAGGTTTACATGGCTCTTGTTGATTTTAAAATTATACCAGGCATAGACAAACAAAACACAACTAAAGGCGCAGAAAACCGTTGGATAGATAGTGACAATGTTAGGTTTAGGTATGGACTACCTGAAAAAGTAGGTGGGTGGTCTTCTCTTGTAAACGAAAGCATAGTTGGTGTTGTTAGAAGTCAGCATCCTTTTTTAGACATATCAGGTAATAGGTACGTTGCACTGGGCACTGATAAGTTTCTACTGTTATATTTTGAAGGACAGTTGTATGACATATCTCCTTTTGATGCAGCTCGTAGACAAACTAGTTGTACACTTGCAACCACAGACGACTCAACTTCTGTGACAATTACAACAGGATCAGCTCATGGATTAGCTGCTGAAGATATTATTTTGCTCGACTCGGTAACCTTGCCTAGCGGAACGGGGCTTAGTGCATCAAACTTTGAAGATAAAACTTTTATGGTTGTAAGCGTTCCAAGCTCCACTACCTTTACAATTACATCGACAGCTGCTGCAACAGCCACAGTGTCAACTGGTGGGTCTACTACCGTGGAGTTTTACACAAAAGTTGGACCACAAAAACAAACTTATGGATATGGTTGGGGTGTGGGTCCATGGGGTGGCACAGTTTCAACAGCTGCAACGACCACTATAAATGAAGGTGGCACATTTTCTGACAGTGATACCACTCTAACTTTGACTAGCTCCTCTGCTTTTCCAAGTTCTGGCACTGTAGCTATAGGTTCAGAATTAATTACATACACAGGTAAATCTAGTAATGATTTAACAGGTCTTACAAGAGGGGCGCTTGGCACGTCTGCTGCGGCTCATTCTAATGGTGCCACAGTTACGGACGCGAGTGATTTTAGTGGTTGGGGCACGGCACTACCAGCAAACCAAACAACACTAGAACCAGGTCTTTGGTCACTAGATAACTTTGGTGAGGTCTTAATAGCAACTATTGCAAATGGTGAAACCTTTACGTGGAATCCGTCAGCGGCTCAAAGACTAGAGGTTAGGGCATCGAAAAGCACAAGTGGCTTTGCTACAGGCAACAACCCCACCGCTTCTAGAATAACTTTAGTATCACCTACGGCTAGACATTTATTACATCTTGGAACTGAAACCACTATAGGCACACCATCAACACAAGACGACATGTTTATACGTTTTTCTGTGCAAGAAGATATAAACACGTTTACACCTACATCTACAAATACCGCAGGGACTCTTAGACTACAAGATGGCACAAAGATCGTAGGAGCGTTAAAAGCAAAAGAAAGTATTTTAGTATTCACAGATAACGCATTGTATACGATGAAATATATAGGATCACCTTTCTATTTTAACCTAGAACAAGTGGGCACAAACTGTGGACTTATAGGTCGTAATGCAGCTGTTGAAGTTGATGGAGTTGCATATTGGATGAGCTCAAAAGGTTTTTTACTGTATGATGGAACAGTAAAAACACTACCTTGTTCTGTTGAAGACGAGGTTTACGATAACTTGGACTCTACAAAAGGACAACAGATAGCAGCGGGATTAAATAATTTATTTTCTGAAATAGTGTGGTGGTATCCAGCTAATAGTGATTTCAATAATAAAGGTGTGTCTTACAACTATGCTGAATCAACAGGTGTTGCTGGGGGTGTGTGGGCGCTCTCAACAGAGTCAAGAAGTTCTTGGATGGATGCAAAAATATATGAAAGACCTTACGCAACTAAATTTGACACAACAGGGACAGGCACTTTTCCTGTGGTTCAAGGTCAAGTTGGTCTTGGTCAAACAAAATACTTTCAACATGAGATAGGAACAGATCAGGTTAATGAAGATGGAACTGTAACAACGGTCACATCTAGGTTACAATCTTATGATTTTGACATACAAAACCAAGCTGGTGGTGGAGATCTGTTTTTATCAGTTAGTAGATTTATACCAGATTTTAAAGCATTGAATGGCAATTCAGATGTGACGCTATCTGTTAAAAGATTCCCGGCTCAAGCAGAATCTGCAAGCACTAATAGTCCTTTTACAATAGACTCTACAACCACTAAAAAGGACACTAGAGCTAGAGGTCGTTATGTAAATATAAAAATAGAGAATAAAAACGCAAATGAATCATGGAGATATGGTACATTGATGTTAGATGTAAAACAGGATGGAGCTAGATAATGTCAAGGATAACAGTTAGATTACCAGAGCCAAAAGAAGAATACGAAGTTACTACTCAAAGACAAATCAATAGAGCTGTGTCTGTTGTTGTAGAACAATTAAATACAACGTATCAACAAGTTTTAAAAGAAGAACAAGAGCAGGAGGCTTTCTTTTTTTCATAATGGCAAATAGTTTTAAAAATTCAAAAGTAGATCTTACAACCACAGATAATACAGTTTTATATACCGTGCCTGCGGAGAGCACAGCTATTGTAAAGTCTATACTTGTATCCAACGATGATGCTAGTAACGCGTGTGAAATAACTGTTACATTGTTGAATACCGGTAATACTGTATTTAGTCTGTTTAAACAAAAAGACATATCCGCTAAAACTACAGTAGAATTATTGACCAATTCTTTGGTCATGAATGAAGATGAAGAATTGAAAGTACAAGCAGAAAATGCGAACGACTTGCATGTTATTTGTTCGTACTTAGAAGTAACTAGAGAGTTTCAGTAAGGAGGAACTATGGCATTTGAAGAACCAGGATCAGTAGCATACTTATACGAGGGCGACAAAAAGATAGCTCAAATAAAGGTTGATACTACTGTGGTATTAAAAAATTTAAAAACAGGCAAAGAATACGACTCTGATGCTGAGGGTGACGCTGATGTGGATGACCCTAATACAGATACAAAAAGAGAAGATATATCTAGAAGTGTCTATATAAAAGTCGCTAAAATGCCTGCTGTTGGGGCAGAATCGTAGTTGCATTTTATGGTAAAAAACAGTAAATTGAACAAATGCCTTATATCAAGCATGGGCCCCTTGCATCATTACAATATAGGAATATAAGGAATGCCATTTCATAAGAAGATAAGTAGACTAGTTAAAAAAGTAATACCGAAGGAAATAGCGCCTTTTGTTGCGCCTGTTGCAGGTATGGCTTTAGGGCCTATAGCCGGTAGTTTTCTTGGTGGTCTTGGAGGCACTCTAGCTGCAAAAGGTGGGATTGGTTCACTTATTGGAAAAGCACTATCTAATCAAATGGTGTCACAAGGACTAGGTAGAGCACTCGTTGATGTAGGCACACAAGCTTTGACATCGGATCGTATATCACCGGCATCAGCTTTATTGTCAGGTGGACTTGGTGCACTAAGTGGGTATGAACAAGGTGTTATGGGAGGCACTGGAGCTTTAAAACCAACTTCAATGGGAACAGGTTCTCTAGGTATTAAACCGGGATCAGCGTTGGACAAGCTTTTTATGCAAGGTAAAAAACTTGGTAGCGTGGGTAATTTAGGAGATGATTTTGATTTATTGGCTGCAGCTAAAATGGCAAACGTAGGTGGCACATTAAAAGCTGCTGACGATGAATTAGCAGCAGAGAAAAAACGACAGGCTTTAGCAAGAGCAAAGAACGAGGCT